TGACTGACTTTAAATACCCGTCCAACCGACCACTGCTTTTGTGCATGTCGTACTCATGCATATTCATGGTACTTAGCAATTCAATTGGTTCAACAAATGCTTTTTGGTGATGTACGGTAAAATTATCATTCCACAGGCCGGATGTTAATCCTATTTCTTTTTGCTGCTCTTGAATGATGCGCGCTTTATTTATCAACTCTTCTTTTAATTCATCCTGCCGCCTTACATGGCGTGCCAAGTCCTTGTAATGGTATTCGGCCTGTTTGGCTATTGCAAGAGCCTGATTTGTTTTACATTCAGCTTTAACGTCTGCAACAACGCGGTTGATAGCGTGCAGCGATATGCTGCCAAAGTAGATGGCAAGGCAATAGTAAAGGATTGTTAGCATGGTTGTTTAATATTTATAGGCATTTCATTGCCGGTGAAGAAACGGTAAAAATTTTGCAGTTCGTGCAGGTGTTTTATAGGTAGTTCTCTATACGCATCCAAATACGCAAGATTAATATTTAGATCGTCGTTTTCATTGCGTATAAATAGACGACAATGAAAATCGCTTATTGTGGTAAATGTGAAAATAATCGAGGCATTACCATCTATTTGTAAAACATACTCTGTTTTCCATAAGCCGGGAATATCAAGAAAGTAACAGCATTTTAAAACACTAATACTTATAGGTACAGCATTTAACTCTGGAAGATTGTCAAGGTAATCGTTTTTAATACCTTTTTCTTTCAGGTAAATATCATTGTACATAAGCGGGCTTAATATAAACGGGGAACTACTGTCAGGCGTAGTTACGTAATTACCGTTCCTTAACTCGGTTGACTTTATCATGGTGCTGTAAATTTATTTGCCTCTGTATTATTAACAAAAAACGTATACACCGCCTGGTGTTTATAATGGGCATCCATTTTGGTGTAGCTACCCGGCATTACCTCAACACCAGTATACATATCTATACCGTCATCGCGGGTAATGTGCAGTGAATGAATCGGTTTAGCTACTGTATAGTCGATATACAAAGCTTGTTCACCACCTGGCAAGTTAACTACCCTGGCAGATACGCTGGTTATATATGCTGTCACGGGTGGCGTAACAATTGGCTCAACGTGCTTTGTGCAGCTTGTGGCGAGAGCTAATGCGAGGATGACAATTAGTAGTTTCATGATGTTGCCGGTTACAGGCGGTGCTGGTTTTTAATGTTTATAGATTTCCCCCAATGAATGAAAACAAACAGGACAATCAATCATATAAGAGTTTGAATAATTGTAAGACGCATCGGATGAGGTATGTTCAAAAACGGTATCACAATACCTGCATGTTGTTTTTGTTGCAGCCTGTTCGTAATCCTTTTTATTCTGTTCTATTATTTCGGGCTTTAATTTTCCTTTATGGATTATGTTAATAGTAGGCCCTTGCCAAGGGTAGTATTTGGTTGTTACTATGGTAGATATGGCCCCGTTAAATGACACAGCGTTTATTGTGTGTCTTTCGTTGATAAGTGAATTTATAAACTCACTTAGGCTAACTCCTGACGGAGAATCATGAGGGTGCTCGAAAGCATGTTGTTTTTGTGTTAGTTCTCTCATTTTACTGTGGTTTTATAGTTGTCAATATCGCCGCCGTCAAGCTGTCGTGCTTATCAAGTACCTTTTTCTTCTCCGCATCAGTAAGGTACACGTTGCGGGCTTTCTTTTTTTGGTCGTCGGGTATGGGCTTGCGGCCTGGTTTACGTTTTTGCATTGGGTAATTTTAATATTTTTAATGCCTAAACTTAGATTCCTGTATTTTTATTTTTCTACTAATCTGTTTTGCGCGTAATTCAAAATACTCTTTTTCTTCGATAGCATTGCCGAAAGCGGCATAAATAGCAGCAGTAGAAAATACTGCGAATTGCAAATACAATCCTTCGTATCCCTTTTTAGAAAACATTTTTGTTAATTCTTGCAACATATACCTCTTTGTTTTTGTTCTCACAAACCTAAAATTAAATAACTTATAAAACAAATTATTTTTTCAAAAAGTGCAAAATATTTTCACTTGGAACGTTTGTAACCCCGTTACGTACCCGTTGCAATCATCCTCGCACCACCACCCAAACCGCACACTTACCCATTTCCGCTATTTACCATTATATGGACTTGAAAGTTTACAAGTGTATTATAGGCGATGAAGTAGATAGCCCGCTGGAGGTACAGGCCGTTGCATTGGTTGATAAGCCCGCTATCATGCGGGACTTTATGGCCTTTCGTGATACGCCTGATGCAAAGCATGTACCCGCTAACTTCAAAATTACAGACGAAGCGCGCCGTATAATATCCGGCCCTGCTATGCTGGCCAACGTTGCCATGTATCGCAGCGCTGAGCAGCTGGGTGAAAAAGAACCTGGTTATGTTTATTTTGATGTGCCAACGATTGAGGCTATTGCCCAGAAGTTCTTTGCTAAGGGCTTTAACAGTAACTTCAATATAATGCACGACCCTAAGCAGCCAGTGCAGAACGTCTGTGTGTTTGAAAGCTTTATCACCGATACTACCAGAGGCATACAGCCTATGAAGGGTTACGAAGATGCGCCGGAGGGCAGCTGGTTTATATCAGCTAAGGTAAACGACGAGGCAACCTGGCAGAAGATTGTTGCAGGTGAAGTAAAGGGATTTAGCGTTGAAGGGCTATTCAGGATTGTACCGGACACCACTCCGCAGCAGATGCGGGCAGAGGATGTGCTGGCCATTAAATGGAGCGATGAGGACAGGCTGAAATTGATACAGGGGCTGGTAGGTGTTGAATAGATGCGCTAAACCGCACACCTAAACGAAAAATATATTTAAAGTATATATAACATTGTTTTTTATGACGATTAAGGAAAAATTAGCGCAAATAAAGGGGCTGTTTGTTAAGGCACAGCAATTCGACACTCCTACACCGCCAGTTCCGCCAGTTCCAACACCTCCCGCACCGCCTGCGCCTCCAGCAACACAGGATTACACCCTGCTTGATGGCAGTACGATAACGGTAAGCCAATTAGCGGTAGGTGGTGATGTTCTGGTTAATGGCGTGCCGGCCCCAGCAGGCGTGTATATCATGGCTGACAATAGTAGCATAACCGTTGGCGACGACGGGAAGATAACAGCGCTTACTCCCGCACCCGCTGCGCCTGCACCTACTGTTGACATGAGTACGCCGCAAACAATGGCCGAGGCGGTGCAAAAATTTGCTACCGGCACGCCAGAGGAACAACTCGCTAATTTATGGGTGGTTGTTACCGCGCTATTTAATAACTCATTTGGCTGGGAACTGCGCCGCGCACAGGAGCAGGCTAATGTTACACAGGCCGTTTCCGTTATGCAGCAAAGCATGGCCGCAGCTGATATTACAGGCATTAAAGCGTCATTAACCGCACAGGTGGAAGCTGGCAAGTTAATACTTGAACTGCTTGACAAAGACTTTAAAGAACCAACTGGCGACGTACCTGAGAAAAAGCAAAGCTTTGCGCACCTGCGTAAGGATACGCCGATGAGCGCTAAGGACAGGATTTTACAGATGCAGCAAAAAGCGAAAGCGCAAAAGCAAAACGCGTAAACCGGAACAAATAAAAATTTATAAACTTTTTAATATTTAACTACTATGGCCTTTGACGTTTCACTACTGCCGAATTATACCATACAGGATCCCGATATCCTGATTCACCGCTCACTGTTTGGCGGTCGTACCCAGTCCATCATGGAGTCTGAGGGTAACGTTATGACAGGCGTTAAATCTTCCGAACAGATTAACCGCCTCGCAACAGATGCTCTTTTCCAATCTGGTGGCGTGTGCGGGTGGTCACCTTCAGGTAACACATCATTCAGCCAGCGCCAGGTGACAGTGGGTAAGATCAGGATAATGGAAGCATTATGCCCTGAAGATCTGGAACCTAAATATACGCAGCAGGCTTTAAAGAAAGGTGCCAGCTACGATACTATCGCCTTTATGGATGACTTTAGCAACCTTAAAGCCGATACTGTTGCGGAGCAACTGGAAACTGCTATTTGGCAGGGTGACACAAGTTTAGGTAACAACCGTCCGAACCTCAACAAGTTTGATGGGTTTATTAAAATAATTGATGCCGACGGCGGTGCTGTTAACGGCAACACAGGCGGCATAACAACTGGTACAGGTGTTACTATAAGCAATGCTTTTGCCATTGTTAACGGCATGATTGTTTCAATGCCGGCAACAATCCAGGGTAAGGATGATATACGCATTTTCTGCGGCTGGGATTTTTTCAGCAAGTACATTACCAACCTTGTTAACCTTAACTTATTTGCTTACGCACCTTCAGGTCAGGAGCAAAGCAAAGAGACAATAGGCGAAATAACTATACCTGGCACCCAATACAAGCTTACTGCAGTGCACGGCCTTGACGGTACTAACCGCCTATTTGGCATGCGCACATCTAACATGTGGCTTGGCGTAGATCTTGAAAATGATTACGAGCAGTTTGAAATGTGGTACAGCAAGGACAATCAGGAGGTGCGCTTTGCGGTTAAATTCAAAGAGGGCGTGCAGGTTGGCTTCCCTAACGAAATTGTGCAGTTTAAATTAGTTTAATAACATGGGCGGTGTAACAGCCGCCTATTTAAATAACAGAGTATGGCTTGCGCCCTCACACAAGATTTTAACCTCGATTGCCGGGACGGTGTAGGCGGCATAAAAGAGGTGCATGTTATTGAGCTGAGCAATGTAACCACAATAACAGAAGCCAGCGGCGTAGTTACCGGCATCACCAAAGCAACTGGTAAAAGGTTCTATAAATACACGCTTATCCGAGAAACGTCAAACGCTGAAGAAACTATTACTGGAAACGAGCAGAATGGTACTATTTTCTACGCCCAGACCGTTAACGTTATATTTAACAAGCATGATGTAAACAAGCGCAATGAAGTCAAGTTATTGGCGCAGCAGCATATTATTGCAGTTGTTGTTGAGAATAATGGCAGCGCTTGGCTATATGGTAAAATTAACGGCCTTAGCCTTAATGGTGGCACGATAAGCACTGGCACAGCATGGGGTGATCGTAACGGGTTTACGTTGCCTTTTACAGGGCAGGAAATAAACCCAGCACCGCAGGTTGATGCAGCTACTTTGCTCACACTTGAAACCCCTGGTTAAAAATATGGTTAGTTTGTTTTTGGAGCCTCGGGAGACCGGGGCTTTTTCATCCCTCTTACCCCCACCTCCCCATTCCCGCACACTTTAGCCCGTTTTATATTTATATATAAAAGGCTGCATGATAGCATTAACGCAGGGCCAAACTGCTGAAAATATTGTAGTTACACTTACTGAGCTTGCTACCATACCGGAGCCTTATTTTTTATTTATATTTACCCATAGCACCACGCGGGAACAGGTGGCAGTTGTGTATAGCAGTACGGATGATAACAGCGATTACCCTGAAAGGTATAACGAGTTTGTCATTAACACGCAGGCTGTATTTGGAGCGTATATCCCCGGCGAATGGCATTATATGGTGTACCAAAATACAACCAACAGTACTAACCCGGCAGGGCTGATAATATTAGAATACGGTAAGATGTGGCTTTACCCTGCATCCCCCTTTGAATATAAAAAATATTCATCACCAACAACGTATAAAGCATACGCAGGATAAATGGAAGAGCAAAAACCAATAGTACCAGAAAAGGAACACCCGCAACAAAAAATCATGGTGATTGATTTTTGTGCTACCGACCCCGGCTCTAACGAGAAAGAGGTTAAAACTGGGGACTACATCTCTAAAGGCCAGAATGATGGGTATTTCGATTTCCTTATATATCTATATAAAAAATCGCCAAAACACCGGGCCATAACCGATAGCAAACGCGATTATCTTACCGGGGGTGGCCTTAAGAAGAAAAGCCCGGTTTATGGGGAGCGTACTTTAGTTGATGGCGTTGAACCTGGGACATCGGAAAAGGTGCCTGCATTAAATGTTAACGGTGTTGGTGAAACGATGCAGGACGTGATGGATAAATGCGGGCTGGACTATATTATATACAATGGTTATATAATCATGGTGGTATGGGCGAAGGATGGAGAACGGTTTGAAATGTTCCACCAATCGTTTAACAAATTCCGCATAAGCAAAGACGGTAAAAAATTCTACTATAAAGAGGACTGGAAAAATCGCCGCGAAGAGGCTAAGGAATACCCTGAATTTAACTTAAATAACCGTGAAGGCGCGCAGGTGTTTTACTACTGCGAATATACCATAGGCGGTGACAAATATCCTGACCCGGAATATGCTGCAGCCACTGACTATATCCAGGCTGATATTGAAGTAGCAGGCCATACGTTAAGCAATGCGCAGGGTGGCTTTACTGCATCTAAAATGATAAGCTTTTTTAACGGTGAACCGGAAGAAGAAGGGAAACGTATTATTGAGCGCAGGTTAGGTGAGAAATTCACTGGCAAGCGTGGTAAAAAGTTCATGCTTACATTTAACCTGGACGCAGCTAAAAAGCCGCAAATTGACGACCTTGGTGCAAGCGACATGACTAAGGAGGACTTTACCGCGGTAGATACTCAAATTCAGCAAAACATATTTGCCGGCCACCGCATCACGAGCCCTATGTTATTTGGCATTAAAACAGAGGGGCAACTTGGCGGTAACACTGAGCTTAAAACGGCTTATGAGATATTCATCAACACCTACGCTAAGCCCAAACAGGCAAAGCTCGAAAAGGTTATTAACTTTTTTGGTAGCCTGATGGATGTGGGTGAGGATTACTATTTTGCACAGCTTGACCCCATAGGCCTGGCCATAGACGCTAAGGATGTGGTTAATAGCTTGCCTAAACGATTTGTATACGAAAAGCTTAATATACCACAAGAGTACTGGGATGATGAGACTATAGGCGGCACAACAGGCACTACACAGCCCGCAGGAATGGAGCAAGCTACCATTGGCGTTAACGATAATGTTAAAAATCTTACCGCTAAGCAACACCAACAGTTATTGAGGATCATAAGGCAATACAGCAAGGGGCAAATAACCAGGGCAACAGCTACTACTTTACTGAAAACAGGGCTTGGTTTATCACAGGATGACATAACTAGTATACTCGGGCCAGACAACGATACTCCCACTGCCATAACAGCCCGCGCTTTAGACTTCATCGATAATGATGTAGCTATGGTGTTCGAGGAGTATGGAGAACCCCGCCGCGACTTCAATATTATTAAAACAAAAAAAGTAAAACTATCCGATTGCGATGAAGAAAGTGAAGAGTATTTTGCATTGCACTTTGCGGATACGCTAACAAATACGGAGGCGCAGATAGTTGACCAGATTAAAAAAGACCCGTTAATAACGCCTGATGTATTGGGAGAACTTGTGCAGCAGCCCGTAAGCTGGGTTAATAAAAAGCTGGCTGATTTAGAAAAGCGAGGCGTTATTCAAACAACGGTTAAGAACGCCGGCAGCGATAGTGAGACTATTAGCCGGGATGTGACAGCGGATAAAGTAAACAAGCCTAAGACAATCATATCCGTTAAATACAGTTATGAAAAAAGGCCGGACGCAACCGGTGCAACTATCATCCCTGGCAGCAGGCCATTTTGCCGTAAACTGGTAGCACTTGACAGGTTGTACACCCGGAAGGATATTGAAAATATTTCGCAGCGCTTAGGCTACAGTGTGTTTGATCGGGCGGGCGGGTATTGGAATAACAACGGCGTTATTGAGTATCATTGCAGGCATTACTGGGCAAGCAATATCGTAACAACTAAAACCAGCGAGTAATGAGCCAAAACACTTTATTAATAGACGTTGAGATATTGCAGGCACGCACCAATATACATGGCAACATTGATGCAACATTAGTGGAGCCCGATATTAAGTTTGCGCAGGATGCTTATATTATGCCCATCATTGGTACGGGCATGATGAATGTTATACAGGGGTGCATATCCGCTGGTAGCTGGGCAGGTAAAGAGAATTACAAAGCACTACTCGATAACTACCTTATTGACGCCTTGGTTTATTATACATTGGCAGAAAGTGACCTCATGCTATCATATCAGTTAAGCAACAAAGGCCTTGTACGTAAAACCGGGGATAGTACGCAAACACCAAGCATGGAAGAGATTGCCAGCCTTATGGGAGTGCATAAGAAGAGGGCAGAGTTTTACGCCCGCCGGGCCAAAGATTACCTTATACAGCAGGCGCCGTTTATGTACCCTGAATATATAAACCCCGGCAGCACGGTTGATACGCAGTATCCGCAAAGGGTATTAGCCTCGTCTCCTGTTTACTTAGGGGTTGACAGGTGCGGCACCCATAGGCCATTAAGTGAAATATTTCAGGGCAACAGGGGCGATTGTGGTTGTGATTAAAAAATTGATAATTATGCCATTAAAACCGACAAAGAAAAACGAAGCTAAACTAATTGCTTATCTTGCTGCCCAAGGGCAACCAGTTCGCAATGACGTGCCAAAAATGAAAGCTAAAAAGAAATGCTAACGTATAACCAGGTCATACAACGGTTACAGGTGATTACAAACGCACACAAGCAGTTGCGTATGTTTTATAGGGATGATAAGGTTGATGCCCTGTTTAACGAAAAAACAACGGTGTACCCATGCTTATGTACCACCGATACACCCGGGGCGAGTATTATTGATCCTATAGGCAAAACGGCTACGTACGCATTCACTTTATTTATTGTAGACCTTGTGCATGCGGGCAAGGAACGAAATGCGAACCAGCAGGATGTGCAAAGTGATATGTTCCTTATTGCCGCGGATATTATTTCAGAGATTGATTATAGCGGATATAGTGATTGGAAAATAACTTCCGGAGTACCTGTTACGTTTGTTTATGACGAGTTGAATGAGGATGTTGTTGCGGGCGTGATGCTACAGATAAGTATTCAAACACCTTATAATAAAGATATTTGCGCGGTGCCTGCCAATTCATTCACATTTCCAATTATTGATACTAATATGAAATATGTTAATGACATTGTTTATTTAGCTACTGGTGATGAGGGCAGTACAATTACAATACCCGAAATTACTGGTAAAAACATTTTACTTCTGGTTAGAGAAACATTTACACAATTTGAAACTACGGCCTTTGATGGCTACCAAACAACACAATACTTATGGTCCGCATCGGATGATCCTTTAGTGAATATCAATTTAGGTAAGCCGGTAACCGCAGGAGAAAGATTTTTAATATTATACAGAAACTTTTAATTCATGCCAGATCAAACATACTTTGATTATCCTAATGTTTACGGCGTATCATACCCGCGTATATGGTTAACAAAAGTGCTTCGTGCGCCGAATACATCATCTACACCCGAGGACGGCGCTATTGGAGCTATTGCTACAAACCCGGAGGGAACTAACTTTTATATCTGGAATGGCACTCGATGGAACTCTTTGCCAGGTGCTATATATGGTATAGCAACGCCGTCAACAGTACCAATAGACACTACTAATTACTTTGTTAAATATTCCGTTGTTACAGCTGGTACGTATACTAATTTCCTTGATAATACCGGTGCTGCAATAATCGTTACAAGTGGTAATCTAAGCAGCGGTATAGTGGAGCTTTGGGGGCAAAACAATGTCTGGCAAAAGCAGTTGATACCACTGCCAGATTTAGCGCCGTTGCAAGCTCAACTGAATGTTGTTAGCTCAATGTTACAGATTGATGAAACAGGGAATATAAACTTCTGTGATAGCAACGGGGCTATTGTCGTAAGCATTAAAAAAGATGGTATGGTTAACCTTGCTTCTTTGCTAATGGGCAAAGCACAAATACAGGATGACGCCGATAATTTAATAGCCTTTGGGGATAAAAATAATGCTCAAGCCTTTGCGGTGAGAAGGTGGAGTGAATTAATAGTAGA